CCAATAATCGCTGGGGGCAAACTAGGCATACTTGGCAAACTAGGTGTGATACTGCCCGTGCCACCCTCTCGAGCTTGACCGCCGCTAGTCGCACCACCGCCGCCGCCACCAATACGACCCAAACTAATAGTTGGCAATTTGCCAATGTCGCTAAACGGGTTGATTAAATTCATGCCGTCAATAATTAAGTTAATTGCTTTGATGTAACTGTTAGCCATGTATTCAAACGCGCTGACCACGCCGTTAATAACAGAATTGACAACGTTTCTAAAACCCTCAAATTTTGTGTACGCAACTGCAAGACCAGTAATTAGCGCAGCAATGCCAATCGCAATCAACGTAAACGGGTTAGCGGCCATAGCAAAATTAACTGCCAAAATCGCTGTAGCAATAGCGCTAATCGTGCCAGCAATAAACAAAAATGCTTTAGGGTTTTTTTGCGCCCAGTCAGCCATGCTCTGCAAATACGGCAAAACTTTTTGCAACACAGGCAACAAACCTGCACCAATGCTCTCTTGTGTTTCAGCCAAACTATTTTTTAATATCTTGAATTGTCCCGCTGCCGTGCTGGCAGACTTTGCGGCAGCGCCACCAAAGTTGTCGTTTAACGCCATCATCACGGTGTCAAGTGACGCACCGTCTTTAATCATGCCCTTCATTTCAGGCGACAACGCCTGCAAGCCCTTCATGTTGCCTGCATACGCTTTAGCCAGCGCGTCGCTGATCGTCGCTAAATCGTTGCCAGTTGCAGCCGAAATATCTTGTGCAAGTGTCAGCGCGCTAGTTGCGTCGCCAACATTTTTAGTACCGACAAGCAATGCGGCAAACGCTGGCCGTAACTCGCTGTCAGCCGTACCAGTTGCCCTCGACATAGCCGAAATCATGTCCTCAGTCGCCGCAACAGTTGCGTCAGTAGCGCCAACAACGTTCTGCATTGTGTTAGCCAAAATCGCTTGTTGCTGTTCGTCTTCGGCCGCCGCCTTAGCCGCCAAGCCCAACGCACCCGCAACTGCCGTCAACGCCGCTGCCGCAGGTATTGCCGCTTTCTTAATTGCAAATTGTGCTTTTTCTCCAACAGTTTCTAATTGCTTAAATTCTTTTATTGCTTTGTCAATGCCTTTGCCGTCAAACTCGCTGACAATAGGTATAGATAGTGCCATGATTAAATCTCGCTTTGCACAACGCGCATAGTTTTAGCAATCATCTTTGTCATCTCAGCCTCAATACCGCGACGCGCTTTATAAACAGCCGGGCCGATCAGTCGAGTGCGACCAGCGCTAACAAAACCTAACGCGTTACCTAACCTGTTTGAGTTAGCGCGACCCGCCGTTTCAAAGATTGCGGCCGCTGGGTCTTTTTGCTCAATAAGAATTACGCCGACCGCGTTGCGTCTAGTGTCAAAGCGCATACGCACTCCGCTAATTGCTTTGGCTGTTGTAAACGGAAATAGTTTGCGATCACGTTGCACCCAGTTGTAACGCATACCTGATAACGGTAATTCTTTGTAAACGGCTTTGCCTGCCTGTATTGCTGGCTGTGCGATTGCCGTTGCGTCTGCCTTAAAATCTTTTTGCAGTTGCGGGTCAATTTTACGCAAAGAGTTAATCGTCTGTTTAACCCCGACGATCTCAATAGTTGTTGATGCTGGCATTGCGCTACCTCTTTTGCTTATTCAATAGCGTAATCACCGTGATCAGGTCGCGCGTGTCAAACTCGATTGTCGTAGGCCAATACCCTGTTGCAACTAACAGCTCTGCTAGTTGCCGTCGGTAACTGCCTACGCCGTAAGGTTTGGGTCTGTCTCGTCTATTGCCTCAATGGTCATGTTTGGGTTTTCTTTAACCCAGTCACGATATGTTGCAGGCATTTTTTGGCCGCTAAGTTTTAGCAAGTTGTACGCCCAGCAAACTAGATCGGTGTAGCCGATACCTTTGCCGTCACTAATTTTGCGACCCTCGGTTTTTTCCCATTCGCAGATAACAAACATATTTGTTGTCAACTCGACTGGCTGTACGCCGTCTTGTAAATCAACTTTAAGTTTTAATCTCATTGCCTTGTCCTGTTCTCGGCCAGTTGTGGCGCGTTAGTTTTATGCTGTTACGTCAGCGGTGTATGTGCCACCCATAAGTTCGATGTCGTAGGTTGCCAACTCGCCCAAGTTTGCGTTTATTACTGGCAACGCGCTTAGGAAGGTGTTTGTTAATTCAAAGCCGGGGTTTGTTGCGCTGTCTGCTGCCGATGTTGGTTTGACCTTGATATAGCATTTTGTGCCGACAAGTGGCGCAAGAATTGCGTAACTTTCCGACGCTGCGTACGACGCGTACAAAGTCAACGTTGCGCTATTCGACTGAAGACCCGCCGTATTGGTGCGAGCCGTACTTCCAAAAGCGGTGTCTTCTAACGCTTCCACAATATAGTTCACAGTACACGCAGAAACTTGGTCTGTGATATCCGTTGTAGATGCGCTGGTCGCGCCGATGAGCACGGTTGGGTTTGAAAGATAGGTGCTAGTTGCCATTGTGATTACTCCTTAGGTGTCTGTAATAGTTTTACCATACCGCAACGATATGCGTGTGTATGCTCACGCTGACTGCGCTTGCAAGCCAACTGCCACGTCATAACACGGATACTCTTGCCCGCCTATGTCGAGTGTGCCGGGTCTGCCCGACATTGCGATAACGCTTGAACCAAGCACTAGCGCGGTGATCTGCAAAATCTCACGCAACACGGGTAGCCCTGCTGGGCCGCTGCCAACAATTTTTATTGGGTAGTCCATGCGCACGATGTTGCCGTTGCCAGCAATTGTTGTAAAACTTGGCGCTGTAATAAACACACAATTAGGCACAAGTTTTGTTGGGTCGTTTACTACCCGCAAGCCTGTTACGGCTGTCAGCGTGGCGCTTAGATCGTCTAGCGCCTCGTTAAATAGATCGGTGTACGGTGCAGGCACTATGCCACCGCAGGTCGGTCAATACCTAACAACTGTTTAACGATTGGTGTCATTGACTGTTGCGGTGCTGTACCCATGTTGTCAAACGACGCAAACACGTTTTCAAGACTGCCTCGACTACGCCACAACGCCGCGCAATACATCAAACAGCCAAGCGTTACGTCACCGCTAGGCGACGTGCTGAGACTGTCGTTGTAGCCTGCCTCGGCGCGTCTGCGACTGCAAAACTGGTTGCCAGCGCTTACGGCCTGCGTAGCCAGCGTGTAATCGTCTGACGGGTTAGTGATTGACACGCCAAGATAGGTGACAAGGTTTGCAACCGTGACCCAAGTGCAGGTAGGTGTGAACGAGACTGTGCCTGTGTAAAACGCGCTGTACTCGACTGCCGAGCCTGTGCAGGCGTACAGCACTTGATTAGCGCGCGGTACGTTCTCGTTAAACAGCCATTCGCCTGTAGTGCTGTCAATGCCTGTGTATTCGTATTGCGGGCATGACAACACGGTGAACGTGCCGTTAAACGGTGCGGCAATGCTTGCAACAACGATTGTGTCGCCAACCTGTATGTCGGTTGGCTCGAGCGTAGATATGCAGGCGTAGTTATTTAGTAACTGTTTTGACGCTGTTAGATAGGTCGCCATAGCGGTGTAGCCGCCATGCGACTAGGCGATTACGATGCCCTGAATGAACGATGACTTGGCAACAAATGTTGAGAAGTAACCGTAGTAACTGAACGTGCGTGACAACGTAGATGGATTGGCAACGCTAAGTATGCCCTGCTGAGCCTCGTAGATCTCAAAGCCCGGTGCGTAAACAACAAGCATTGTGCCGCTTGCGAAGTTGTTGTCAACTACCAGTTGCAAGCCCATGACGTTCATGTTGTTGTAGCCCATGCCGCCGACTTTGCCGATTGAGTTCTGACCCATGATGCCGTCAGTTACGTAACCAAGTACTGGTCGTTTTGAACCGTCTAACTGGCTGCCCAATTTTTCCCACACGTCAGGCGATACGCACAAATGTGTTGGGAAATAGTTGCTGTCCTCAGCGATCTCGCGTGCTGCGTCATACAACGCGCTAATCAACGATGATGGGTTGTCGGCTGTAACTGTCCATGTCGAGCCTGACGCTGTCTTACCTGAAACAAGTGCGTCGGCTGCAACGTCATCAGTTTTGATGAGATACTCGCCTGCAAGATCGTTCAAGATTAAATTCATTGACGCAGGATCAGTAAAGTCCATGTCCTGTTGAGTAATTGTTACTTGACCAGCAACAGTTGTTTTTGTAACTGTGTTTGCTGCAATCACCATTGTTGTTGCGCTAACTGCGCTACCTTCAGTTTGTGTTGCAGTTGAAGTGTGTGTGGTGATTGTTGGTCGAGTAAAAGTTTTTGACGGTGTGTTTGGCATTGCACGCGCACCAAATGCGCTGACAACTGGTCGCACAAAGTTCAAGTCTTGAAATAGTGGCCCAAGAACTGGTACTGGCAAAAGACCCGGTGTATCAGTTGTCAAAATGTCGCCTGCTGCTGCTTGCAACGCTGACTGTTGTTTTCTGACTGCTGCTTTGTATGCCGCGTTGACGTTTGCAAAAGTGTCGCCACCTGCGTTCATCGCAACCATGTATTCGGCTGCTGTTGGCATCTTGAATTCGCGTGCAGGTTGCGCCCACAATTTTTCAACTGTGCTTGCGGCTGCTTCTGCTACTGGTGTTTCAATTTTGTCGGTCATGTCTTTGTCCTTTTGATCGTCTTGTTCTGATTGTATAGCATTAGTTAATTCTGTTTCGGGGATACCCCCGGCTACCTCGTCAGGCTTGCTGGCCGCTACGTCGGTAATGATTGCACCGCTAAACGCGCCTTCGCTGACCAGCGACAATTCTTGCCAGTTAGCCGCCTCAACAATCATCACGCCTTCCTCGTCGTAACTAAACTTTGTTGGGGTT